GCGGTAACCGAAGTCGATGCTAACGTAGGTTGGTAAAGCTGGATTGTATTTAAGGTCTTTTTTTGCGTGTATGGCATCGGAGTATGGGAGACACTTTCCCGAAAAAGATGTAAATTGTGCTTGGTATTCTTGCTGGTAGGTTTCACTTGTTAATTCCTTTTTTAAATCTTCTATCTTGTCCTTGAAAAATGGTGACTCACTACTTGGATGTTGCCAACTATCCCAGTCAGGATAGTTACTATCCTTACCTCGTTCCCATAGCTTATGCCACCAATTGAATCCACGTGGTGTTGATACCATTAAGCACCAACCTTGACGGTCGGATAGCGTTGGGCGCAGGTATTGTTCCCATATAAGTTTGTTTGAAAGCGCGGCGGCTTCATCTATGACTAAATAATCAATTCCCTCTCCGATAAGTGATTCCGGAGAGTCAGCCGACTTGACCGACAGCTCCGAGTTAAGACCAGCAAGCTTCATATAGTATAGATCGCCATTGACCTCTTTCTTGTTGGCAATAGGCAATTTGAGCTTGACCATAATATCCTCTTTAATGATACGCGCGATCTTTTGCGATAGGTTGTAGCTTGGTGATACGATCCAGCCACGCGTGTTTGGTGTTAGAAGCCAGGGGAGTATCTCGTATGCTGCACTATATGATTTGCCAGAACGCCTGCCCTGGCAATTGATGCGAAATCGTGCTTTGGAATCGTGTATACTAAGCTGTTGCGGAGTCGGTTTGTACCCCACCAGCTTCCACAATTTCTCTTTGTGAGCTATCTGCTTGATCATCCATTGGGTTACCTTGAAACCCTACTTCTTTTAGCACTGTTTCCAGGTTGCCGGTCATATCGACTTGTGATTTGTCTGTTTGATTTAAATAATTCTTTCCTAAGAAAATAAGTAGCGCCGTGTTGCCTTGCCCAGCATGCTTCCATTGTAGTTGACGCAATGAAAGCTTCATTTCTTCTTTGCCTTGCTCATACTCAGTCCTAAAACGCTCACGGATCACTTTTTCTGAGCATCCAAAGTATTTACCTATCTCTATGTAGGTACAGCCAAAGCTTGAAAGCATCTTGACCTTTTCGGCTGGTATATCATGTTTGTTTGCCATCACTTATAGCTTATTCGTCGACATAAAGAGCTTACTGCACTTAGCCATTGTTCTGAGCCAGTAGGTCTTTGCACTACTTTCGCTGATGCCGAGTGCATCTGCTATGATGGGGAATGTGTGTTGCATAATACGCATTTTAAATACTTCTCTCTCTCTTGGCGATAGCTCATCGTACAGGTCGTGTGCTGCTAGCTGTAACCAGCGGTACTCTTCATCGATGAAAGCGCTTTGGAATATGGCCATCTTCTTTGCATAGTCTTTTGCTTTGGTGATGGCCCTGACTAAGCGTTCCGCATCTTCGTCTGTCAGTTCAACCCAATTCATGTAGCGCTAATGTAACATTAGCGTAGTGTTCACAAAAAGGAAAAAAATTTTTAGGGAGTGACTTCGTAGAACTATGATCGCTGGCCTTGTCCTATCAGTTATAGTAAAATTATTGATTAAATACGGATTATTAATCCGTTTCCTCACGTCGATAAATTGCAATATGTAACACACTGTAACACACTGAAACACCTAAACGAGTACGGCGTTATAGTTCTATTTTAAACAAATCTATTACAATATTACTTTTAAATAAGTGTTCACAAATATTTAGGTATTACGTTGTATTAGCGTTAAATTACAACGTAATTAATAAACAAACTGTGAGAGGTTAGAATATGAATAAATATATTACGCATTTATCAAGAGTATCAAGTAATAGCAAAGTTGGCCCTATACCGGTTAGCACTACAGAAGCGTCAACATGTCCGCCGTCATGTCCATTTATTGACGCCGGCTGTTATGCTAAAACCGGGCCAGTAAGTTGGCACTGGAATAAAGTTAGTAACGGCTTACGCGGTGACACGTTCAAAGAGTTTCTAGGTAAAATAAAAGCACTCCCAAAAGGCCAACTATGGAGACATAATCAAGCCGGTGACTTACCCGGAAGCAATGAGCGCTTAGACGGTGACGCATGCGAAGAGTTAACCGCAGCAAATAAAGGAAAGCGCGGTTTTACATATACGCATTACGACCCCACAAAACACGGCAACGGCGCAATAATCAAAGCAATGAACAAAGCCGGTTTTACTGTGAATTTATCCGGTAATAGTATTGATGAAGCTATAGAACTAAGTAAATTAAATGTCGGACCTGTTGTATCTGTTGCGGATAGTGAAACAAAAGGCGCGTTTAAAAAAGGCGGAAAGCAGTTTGTACAGTGTCCGGCAACAACAGAAAACAATGATATCAGTTGCGCCACGTGTCAATTATGCGAGGTTAAAACGCGTAAGTCTATAGTATACTTTCCGGCGCACGGAACACAAAAGAAAACAGTCAATAACATATTAAACCAAAGAGAGGTTAAATAATGAACTTTGAACAACGTAACAAAATAGCATTAAGAGTATTTAAGAAGCTTTGCACCATGTCAACAAGCGACATTGTATTAAGTAATGATACAATTACCATAAACGGCGCGCCGCTGTACTTTAATGATATATTAGATTATTACAACAGATTAAAAGAGGTTAAATAATGACATTTAAAGAGTTTCAACAATCCGCTAGGCTTTTATGCAATATATTACCGCATAATGCAATAGAGATGCAAAAAATAACAGAACAAAAACCGCATATTGATGAACATGATTATTTATTGGTATATGATAAGGATTGCTATATTTTTTTAGAGATGCAATACGGTAAAATACACGAAGAAGACTTTTTTAGCTATTATTTAGTAATAGGCAATGAAGAGTATTTCAGCGACGACTTGCAAAAGCTAGAAAAAATACTTTATAATGAACACTATAAAACCGCATGAACGAATTAATCCTATTTATTGTATTTGTTATTATTGCGTATTTGTTAGAACCGGATTAAACCCGGCTTTTGTGCTGATGACGGCGTAAGCTAGAAACTGCGTATTTATTGCGCGGTCCACAATTAAAAAAGAGAGGTTAAATAATGTTCAAAGAGTACGCAACAGGAAAAATAACATACCGCGAAGCATGCCAAAAGCGTTTTAAGCATGCTAAAGAATATCAAAAGAAAATTACTTTTGATATCTTTGATAGCTTAGATATGTTTGATTCTAGTTATTTAAATGATGTTTGTCCGTCATTTATGCTTAATTGCAATGATGGGCAAGTCAAACAGGAAAATGATATCCGTTTTTGGATAGCAAATTCTAAATATGATAACAGTGATGAAGAGCAATATAACACGCATATGATTTATTTAAGCGGTTATAGCGGTGAAAATGTTTTATTATTTGAAACTACAGATATAAACATTTTTTACAGTGTTATTAAAAGCAATTTAAAAACATTTAAAACAATACAAAGAGAGGCTAGAAAATGTATGTAATTATATATAGTAATAATTCAACGGACGCGAGCGTTTACGGCCCTTTCAAAACTGAAGAGCAAGCAAAAAAACATGCAAAAAAAATGTATGCAAAGTTTAATTCGTATGACTGGAACAATGAAGCGTGTTTAGATATTACAAAAATAAAAGAGGTTAAGTAATGAATAAATAAACACACTCACAGAAAAAGGCCCGGACTTGTTCCGGGTTTTTTTTTGCTCAAAATGTTACACGTGTTACACCTTGAAAAATATCAAAACTCCAAAAATGCATTCAATTTGATTATCTGTGCCTTATTTTTAATATCTACTGGGCAGGGTTCTAATATATATCTTGGCAGGGTTTAAAATTTTTTTCGTTGCAACCTGGCGTAAGCATGATCCTTTTTCTTTGTGCCTTTCCCTTTTGTCCAGCCATGGAGTTGGCGATTGCGCCATAAAAGTTTATCCCGGCCTAAAATTGTGTTAAAGCACTTATCATGTAAAGCAATGTCAAGATCATCCCACCAACCAAATACTGCCTTACAATGAACAGTGTCTTTTACTGGCTGCGCAAAGATGCACAACTGATCATCAGCCGGTGAAAGTGGGCATTTGTGAATTGCTTGTAATTGGTCAAAAACACTCAAAAAAATACTAACCCATAGTAAATATAACTAAAGTAACTAAAGTAAGTAAAGTAAGTGTTCACACTACTTTACCTACTTTACCTCTCTCACGCGTGGGTTTACTTAACCAAAAACTCAATATCAGTCCTATTTTTCGCATAAATTCCGCGCTCAATCTTAATTATTCGCTCTTGTTTTATCAATTTCTTCAACCATGAACTAACACTTGCACTGCTAGTAATATTCAATGTTTCTTCTAAACTATCTGCCATATCTTGGTATGTAAAATTGTCACCCATGCTATTAATATTTTCAAGTACGCGGTCTTCATCTGTATGCTCTTGATTGCGATACCAGAACACTTCGCCTTTTGGAAGTGGCTGCCGATACTCATATAATAAGCTCTTTTGATCTGACATAAGCTTAATACCAAGTGGTATATTGTGAAATTCACTATTGGTTCTTGTCTTTGTTATCTTCATCACTTTCAATGGTTCGTGAAATGTCGAAGCAAGCTGCACCAGGTTATCTAGCCAAAAGGAATAGAACGATCCACCAAACACCATTGATGTTTCAAGTGGTACAAGCTTATCGGCCATCTTTTTATGATGAGCAACAACCAAGATACTTAACTTAAACTCATTCTTGATATTCTCAATTGTACTAATAAGATTACGCAACTGGTCATTCTTGACCGTATCCACTTCACTAGATGTATATAAGTTATCTATAATAAGCACCTCGAACGGCTCTGGCGCAGCTAACAGGTTGCCAGTGATCTTCTTATAAGCGTTCTCAAAGAGTTGTTTTTTATCAGCACTAATAATGGTAAGGTTCTTACCAAGCGTATCACGTTTATCAGGATGCTTATCTAAAATACCATTGACCATTGGCCTTAACCTATCTGTCACCATTGCATCCATCATCTCAAACTGCACCAATAACACTCTCCTGGGCCTGGGTACTTGAAAGGTCATAAATGGTACACCAGCTGATACACATATCGCAAATTGCAAGGCCCATAGACTTTTACCTACATTTGTGCCACCAGCAACGCTTGTGCGACCATCCTTTAATAATATCTCATCGCATATATATTCGACCTCATCTTGAAACTCATCCATAAAGTCAAACACTTTGAACATTGGATCGCCACCAAAGTCTTCAGGATCATTACCAAAGACCTTTGCATTATCAATAAGGCTATATAGGTCATGGAACTTATTCCCAGCTACAAAGTAGTCTGTTAAGTCCATTCCATCATCTAGCTCTAATATTTTAATCTGACGGTCCACATGGTATAATTTTAGTGCAAGTTTCTTTGCGCCTTTACGCCCACTCTCATCTGCATCGTAACATATCACAATATTATCCCATTTTTCCAAAGCACTTATATCTTTGGGGATGCCATTAGCGCCCGAGGTGAATGTGATGGCCGGGAATCCATAACATCCTGCACTAATGGCATCTTTTTCTCCCTCGCAGATCAGTAGCGTGCTATTCGAGTCAATCTCTGCGATATTTGGATATATCTTGCATTCAGCATCACCAAACTGCTCACCTTTGTGCCTTTTGATGTGATTATCTGCAATACGAAATACTAATTGACGCTTATTATTATTATTACGTACACCAATACCATATTTCTCATGTAAAGCTTCATCATTCCAGGGTAGCTCTAATTTTTCAATGGTCTTTTTAAAGTGTGCAATAAAATTTGCGCGATGCTCTGTGTATTTAGATTCTTTTACTGCGCCACTACTTTTAGCATAGACTGGCTCTTTGACCACAGGTGGTGCTATTTCCACGTTGATTTCTTTCTTGTCTTCAAAGTGCCACGTATGCCCACATCGATGGCAGAAAGCATGGTCTGCCTCAATCTGCACAGGATAATTGGTCTTACCCTCACCACACTTATAGCATCTCGCTCGATTCCCCACCGAATTAATATCAGTGAAGATTTGCGATGGCCGTATCAAAGCTGTGATTTGAGTTGCGAGATCTTTACAAGCGCCTTAAATATTTCAATCCCGGTTTCTAATTTCTCTCTCTTGATAACGTGCTGATGAAATTTGCCGTCATCCTTACCAAAACGCATCACAAGACCATGTGATACTTTAGCCTTTGGTTGTGCTTGTTCATACATATAGCAATAGGCTGCTAATTGAATCTTATTTTCGGGGTACAAATACGCACTCGTTTTCCAGTCTACTACAACCAATTCATCATCCATTTTCCCAATACAATCAATTGTACCACCAACTTGCATCTCTTCATTGACTAAGACCAACTCATTAGCAAGTGACTTAAAGTTTTTCTTCTCATACCATTGTAAATACCCTGCAAATGCTTTCATTGCAGCTTTTTCTTGGTTATAGCTATAGTCTTTGGTATCTACATCAAAGCCGCGCTGATGGCCCTCAATTAATAGATGTAGCAATGTACCAATATCAGAAGCCTCATTTAATACCTTATCACTATCCTGACCACCAAGCATCATACGCTTTGTCCAGCCAAGTAGTGCCTGCTTATTCCAGCCTAAGTGCTGACTAATAATAGTTGTTACGCTTGGCACACGCTTACCCTCTTCATTGATATACCTTGTGCCATGTAAACTTAATTTTCCCATATCATCTCCTCTTGTTATACCATGTTATAATTATATCTATCGCAGCTGGGAGCATAATGGTTGCCCCACCAAACATCACAAGTGACACAGCAAGAATAAAAAGATTAGCTATCCATTCGTATATTATCATGTATCACCTCTTTGTTTTGTAATATCTCATAAAATAATGCCGGTGGTATCGTACTTCGTGCAATAGCGTTCTTCATTCCTTGCGTACCACTTTTAGCTCCTCTTGGGGCAGGTTGATGATGACAATCTGTATTCCCATTTTTACATACAGGTCTTGGTGTCCAAGACTCATCATTTGTCCATATATCTGTAGGCTTTGCCCTATGGTCATCTCCACTAGGATCACTATATTGACAATACCATATTGTATGCCTTGGTAATCCCTGCATAATATCCAATTTTCTTAACACACCTCTTGGATTTTCAATATACCAATACTTCGGCTTAAAATATTTAATGATATCAATTGCCTTTTGAACATAGGCCATGCCTAAATATGTTTCTGCTTTTTTAGGTGTATATTGGCCTCTCTCTGTAGTGTAGTATGAACCAATTGAACTAACTGAGAACGCGGTGCAAGGTGGTGATGCCCAAATAATGTCAGGTTTATAAGGCACTCTTTCTAATCTGAAGTGAATGATATCACATTGATAATTAATACCCTCAAAATAACAATAATCTGTTGTAAAGGTATTATACCCTAATTTATGTGCTACCTTGCTAAACGATTGCGTACCGGCAAATAGCTCTAAAGTATTCATCTTACTTGCACTTCTCGCATACTACTTTTTCTTTACCATATGTAGGAATGTGACCTTGTCTGTAGTACATAATATTTCGTCCATTTGGCTTATTATTATATACCCTCTCCCATGTCTTTTTACACACTGGACATGCTTTGATAGAATTATCAACTACCAATTTGCGACCTCGTAATTCTTTATTCGTATTAACTCTACCCTCATATCTCTCTTTTCTTGTTTTTTCTTCTATTACCCAATTAAGCAACATTTCTTTAGCTTCCTCTCTTTGCCGCAAAAGCACGCTTTATTGCGCCCATGCTTCTTTGCAACAAGCCTTTTTGTTTCGGTTTCACTGATGTCGAATGGACTTCTTCCAAGCGCTCGTTGGAATCCACCGTAGCTTCCGCAATATCTGATATATCGTGTTTTGAAGCTTGGCGTTGACTCATTCGCCTTATGTTTCTTCTCCGTACCCATTCTGAGTGTGGATATTTCTTTTTGTGATGTTTTGTTATCGGCATTGCTCATCCTATCGTTAATTGTTCTGTAAAAATATCAACCTGACTTTTTGCACCTTTGATTCTTTTATTAGCAATATCTACAAACTCAGGGTTTATTTCACTACCAACATACTGTTTACCCAACTTGATAGCTGTTAGTGCCAACGTGCCACTACCCATAAATGGATCATAAAAAACTTGACCAGGTGTACGCGCTACCAATGGAAGATATGCTTCAACTGGATCTTGCGCAGGATGCACACGTTTGTTTTTTATATAATCTGACTGAGGGTTTACTCCAGTGATAAGGTCTATCGGTGAAACATTTTTATACTTATCCATCTTTAATGTTTTCACTAGCACACTCATTGCAATTGGAGTTATGGTTTTAGACCAGTAAATATTATGGTGGTGCGCTGCACCCATATTCCGTTTATGATAGAATAACCATTGCTTAAAATGCAGTAAGCCTTTTTGTACGGTCCACATATGATCCTGATTCATAAATACATACACTGCATTTTTAGCCACACGCTCCATTTCAATGCATACTTTTGTCAGCCATTTATCAAAATCCGACTTGTTATCATCACTATAATCACCATAATCAAAATTGACATTCCACGGCGGTGAGGTAACAATAACATCCACGGCATTATCTGGCCACTGAGCCATAGTCTCTAAGCAATCTTCGTTATGTATGGTATTAACTAATGGCACTTTTTACTTTCTCTGTAAGATCAAACTCTTTCTTACCCATCTTATGAACAGCAAAATGCACTTCTGCATTCTTGCGCTTTGATTTCAGGTCAATCATCTTCTCTACCAATGTCTTATAATCCAGTGCCGTGACAATTTGGTCTTGCCATTCGCCCTGGTCGTTGTCAAATGAGATACTGCCTGCGTAGTGATTGATTAAACCCATTAACTAAACTCCGGAAATCGCTCATATTGATAGAACCATTGTCGCTTATGAGTTTGATTATTTTTGGCCGTTGTTAATGCAAGGCTAATCATCTTCTCATTATTATATGGCACAAATGCACATGCATTCTTTGGTGTATAAAAAACGGCTACCACATCAACCCTTAATGATTTCACATATTTAACACATCGTACTTGAATAGCTGTATCAGATGTAGGCTTTGTGATCGTCTTGACCTGTACACGCTTAAATGTGCCATTGCTCATCTCAACCAAAAGGTCAACATGTTCAATATCCACTTCAGGCAAATACACCTTATATCCTTGCTTTAATAATTCCTGGCGCACAGCAAGCTCACCAATTGTACCGATGTTATTACTATGCAATTTTCCAAACCCTTAGTTGTGAGCGCTCCATATGGTAATGCTCACCATAGCCATTATCTGATAAATTGCTAGGATTGACCAACTCAACACTATATACCCAGCCTTGAATCTCATAGCGCGGCATTACGCCACTAACAAGTACATACATGTCGCAATCTTCTACCTTACGCCATCTTTTTGCGACTAAATAACCCTCTTTATGTCTTGTGGTCTTTACATCGATGCGAATATCTTCTCCTTGATTACCACGCATCTTTAAATCAAAGCCACGTCTATGTGGCCCTATGGATAGGTCAGGGTATGCATTTATCACTCGAGCGAGCGCTAACTCACCAGCAAACCCATTTATGTCATTGTCGGGATCAGTCTTGGCGCTTGAGTTCGTTCCATTTGCTAGGTTCTGTTGATGTCGTTTTGTGCCGACCATCTTCGCTAGCTTCTGTTCCACTTCGTTCAGTGTTACTATCATTTATTGTACCTTTGGTATGGGTTGTCTTCTGTTCTTCATGTAGTGAGGCGTAGAGGATTGCATAATTCATTATATCTTGACATCTGCTCCGCACAGTCTCATCACTTACTTGCTTACCTGTCTTGGCATCATTGCAAATGGCATCAACGTGTTTTAATACGTATACCATCATTGCCTGTTGTGGTGTAATACCTAGACGGTCAGCAACATGTTTAAAATTGTAATGCTTGTCAGTATTTGATATTGTGTACTCAATTGACTTAGAATCACTAATATCTAATGCTTCCGCGACAAACTTGTCTCTATATTCTGTAAATTCTTTATAATTCATTTCTTTTTAAATTTTGGGTTATCAATAACTTTTAGCACTTCATCTAATATCTCACTAGCAATCTTAAATCTTGTTGTATCACTAGCTAGGTTTGGTTGTGTATGTGCATAGTGGTGTAATACTTTGGTAATTGCCTCACCAACTATCGCTATCATTTTATCTTTCGCTGTTGCCATATTCTCTTACTCCATCCAATGTTGTTTGTAAATCTAAAATTCGACCATTCATTTCAAAGATAGCTTTCTCCATACTGCCATACCTCTCAACAGCTTTGCCTACAACTTCTTTTAAATCTTTTTGGTAATCATAACTCATGTTTTATCCTCTCTTTAATTGTTCTCCGGCATCAGGCAGCTTACCGCCTACGCCAACCTGGGTGTCTTTTACATAGCACTTCGATGCCGGAACGTAATCCGAGGACTGATTCGCCAACCATACGTCAGACTCAGATTTCATCTTTATCTTCGCATCCTCGGATATATAATCTTTATTTATCGCGAAGCACATCCTTAAACATTTCCTCGCTCATTATAAATACCCACTTGCCACGATCCTGACGAACGGCAACTAGGTTTGCATTTTTAAATTCTAAATAACTTGCAATCTTCTTACGACGTTTAACTTGTACATGTAATTCTAAATCATCGCGTGTTGCTTTAATATCAATGTCGCTTGCAAGTCCAAATGCTCTACCATCTGAACCCCAAGAACGCTCGGCATCAAAGCCGAGGTCATTGAGTAGTTCTTTGACCTCGACTTCACCCCTGTAGCCTTTTTTAGCCACATTCATTAAAACGGCAATTCCTCTTCATCGTCAGTTTGCGCTTTCTCTTCACCTGCCTCTAGCGGAGATCCATTGGTAAAAAGATTGTCGGCATTATAGCGAGCTTTCATATCGGCCCACTGCTTCGCAACATCAGCATCAAGTGCCTTTTTAGGATTGGGAACAACGGTATATTGTGTTTCCAGGTCTTGACCACTACGAGTAATCGTAATATCATAGTCCTGCACTTCGCCCCATTCTTTATTATCAGATAATGCTTTGATCTGACTTAGGATAGTCTTTTGCTTTATCTCCAAGAATTTGACCTCACTGTTAATAGCAATTGTCAAAAACCAAAAGTATTTTGCATCTTTTACGCCAGTTATTATCTCACTAGCATCTTTAACGCGTACAGGTTTATTGTCATTCTCAGGCCACCACACATATCCTGCAATTGGTGTTGTAAGAATGCGCAATCTATTTTCACCTTGCTCAAGCTTCTTCATAAATAGTCCATCCGAACCGCTTGTAGGTATATCTAAGCCATCTAAACTATTGCTCATCTTTGCTTCCTTATGTTAATTTCCATTGTCTTCTGTCTTCTTGTGGTGAGAAGCAGAGTGGGTAACCTCGGTTAATTCCGGGGTTGCCCTTACAACCTCATAGCCACTTCTTTGTACTAGGCCGACAATTTGACCTAATAATTCTTTATTAATATTTTGATGTGCTTTAATGCCAATATCCGCGCTCTGAGGTTCATACGTAGTGTTCTTTATCTTATTTGCTATTAATAATGAACGTATCTTGTGTGCTAATTCGATTTGCTCAGAATCTTTCGGTATGTGGATTTGAAAGATCATGGGGCGGTGTGTGGATTCGTATGAGAGGATAGAATCACAACATGACGTTGCTTACCAAGAAGAAACCGCCCCAATTTATTTAATATTTGTCGTAATTTTTTCTGTTTCATCTAAACTTTTGCGTGATATTCTTTTTTCATTACCAACGTACTTTATACGTAATGTAGCGTTGCATTTATTTTGCTCTTTTAAGCGAACTGCTTTATCAATACTTTTACGGCTCATACCTATATAATCAGCAGCTTGTGATATACTAAGCCATCCTTGTGTTGGTGTGATAGGTCTACTCATTCCAATTAATACTTTCTTCTGCTACACCGAGGATTAAAGCAATATTATTCTTATGTCTATATTGAAATGTGCGCTGTCCTTTTATCATCATTGTAAGTAGTGCAGGACTAATCCCTGCAAGCCTTGAAACCTTGCGTTGAGACATGCCATGCTTAGACAATAAGTCACTCAATTTAAATTCGGTATTTGTTGTGTTTCTATCCATTTGCGTTGTATTAAGTTAATATTATGTTGTATTTTTTTACAAGTATTTAATTTGGAATATTACGGAACATGTTGTAATATTATGCCATCTTAGAGGATAGATTATGGTTACAAAAACATTTAAAACAGATTTAGAAGCAGTCAAGTTCATTGTAAAACAAAGCGGTGAAACATCTTGGCAGCTTGAAAAAACAACTGGTATTTCGAGGCAACAAATTGATAGATGGATCAAGAATGAAACAAAAGTCATTCGTAGGCCCACTATTAATAAATTAGCGGATAAGCTTGGATACCATATTACACATAACCAAAACGGCATTGCCGTTTCACCACATACAAAAAAAACAACAGAGGACATTAACATGGATGAGGCGCTATTAAAGGATTATATTGCGCTACAAAAAGAAAAGATTGTAGCATTGCAAGATCAAATACAAGAATTAGAATATCAAACGCAAAACATGGATACGATGCAGGACTACGATTATGAAAATTGCATTCCCACATTTTGCTCTGTGAATGAATTACAAATTGTACCATTTCGCATCAAGAACATTAGCATTGACAAAACGTATATGGAGTTAAATAAGTATTTGCAAGCGCCGGAGTCTGTACTAAAAAGAGCATTTGAGGGCGATGGCAACTGGCATAAATGGAAAGATGCACCCATTAATGAGTTATTATCAAAACAAAGTTCTAAATACTTTATCAAAGCATCAAAAAACCTACAAACGTTAGTAGATACATGGAAAACCTTTGTAGTGGAGCGTACGATGGCACAACGAGTTGATTATGCTTATAAAAATAATACCGTACAGACAATGGTATTTACAAAGCTTAGATTTAATAAACGCAAAATCACTACACAGAGTAAAAGCATAATGATGGAAAAAATTTAACTAGCACAAAACTTCACCACAATAAAAACCAGGAGACAAACACATGGCAAGCATGAAAAAGCAAAGTCGTAGTAAATCATATCGCGTAGCATATAAACATCCAATTAAAGGTAAGCGAAGTGATTATTTTAAAAACAAAAAAGATGCGGTAATGGCGTTAGCTCACTGGCAGAAGATTGAGTTACTTGTAAAGATGGAGTTAGATTGGGAAAGTGAAATGCATGAGGCTGAAAAGCCAATTACTGTGCAAGAAATTATCGACTTGCATAAAAATAACGTATTAGCAAATAAAGACAATATTAAGACGATCCGCACATATAACACTATGTATAATAGTTTATTGCGCGTATTTCCTGGAGATACTATTGTGCAAAACCTTAGAACAATAAGACGCGAAATTGAGGGTGTAGAAGTTGTAGGTTGGCAAATATATAAAAGACACGAAGAGATTGTGCGAGGCCGTAGTAGGAACGGCATTGACAGTTATATGAATGATATGATGATTATGTTTCGCTGGGCCTATGATCAGGAATACATATCAAAGCCAGTAATGAAAAAGAGCGATAGATATAAGTTTGACGAAAAACCAGCAGTACAGTTTAAAACCTGGTCAGCTAGTGAGATACAAGCATTATTCAAACACGATGGACTTAATCAATTTCAACGTGACTTACTATTAATATATGCACTGACTGGTCTTAGAGCGAATGAATTAACTGGCATAAACAAAGATCAGCCGTATAAAGAATTACATTGGAAACATGTTGATCTTGATGCTAAAACCATGCAAGTGCAAATAAAATCCAAACAACGCATACGTGATACTATTGATATACATGATGATGTAGTAGATATACTTCGCACATGGAAAAAACGTGGATACGCAAAACCACTTAATTTTCACTATGATGATTTAAATGACTATATACATGAAATCAGTGAGATTACAGATATTCAGTTCACTTGCCATGATTTACGTAGAATGAAGTCACAAATAGCACGTAAAGAATATCATAATGTAAATGATGCTGCAAAAGCAATTGGTGATAAATCAACAGAAGTAGTTAATAATCATTATGCTGGTGAGACTGTAGAAGAGCAGCGTTTTAGAAACAAAGGCATTGCTAATAAGCTCTATCAAATTGTTGGACAAAGCTAACTGGTGTGACAAAAATTTCTGTCACACTATATCACACCAGCATATTCC